TTCTTTTTTTGATAATTGATTAACTAATTGATTAACACTACGATTCAATGTTTCAGAATACAGTCTAGCAATTTCTTTGGCGCTTTCAGCTTTAATTGTTTCGACTTGTTCAACAGTATAAACTCCGATAACAATAACCAAAATCGCATCAATAGCAGCCCAAATTTCGGCTGGAACATGCAGGTAATTTAGGACAATTGTTTGAATGAGGGCTAATACTGCCACCCAAAATTGTTTGTTTTTCAGTAACTCCATTTTATTTGTCTCCTTCTTTGTTTTCTATGCTTCTTTTTTTTATTAAGCCAAGCCCAATTTTCTCAAGGCGAGACTTGGATTCAATGGCTTTTTCTACCATAATATTGAGTTCCTTATCTGAAACATTAATACCATTTTCTTCAGCAAACTCATTCGCTTTAATAAAAACAGATTCAATTTTTTCAGATACACTCATTGTTTTAAACGATTTTGATTCCTCTGCCCATGCTATATAGCGGTTAATTTCATCTAAAAGCATTTTACGCTTTAATTTTGTTTCTAGCATTTTTATATAAATACCGCCATATACACCAATTGCCCCAACTAAAAGAGCCACGAAAGCTCCGACAATATCACTAACAATATTTGACCACATATTTATCCTTTATACTTTAGGCGCGTATATTGGGAGACCTCTTTCCTGCAAAATTCCGAGAACATCCCCGAAAAAGTCTGATGTTTGAGAAGCAGGATATAATACATCGTCGTATTTGTATATACCGGCAGCTCTCATTCTTAAACTTTGAGTATCTGCTCCCGCTAAATCAGACGAAATTTTGCCCGCAATGGATTTTAAAAACTCTTCCAGTTTCGAATAAATAATTTCTACTTCATAAGTTGTTTTTATAATTTCCCCTTTTAAATCCGTTGTTTTTGAAACTCTTACGGAAACAAGCTCACTTGTTATTCCCACAATTACCTTGTCTATTATTAACTCACTGAAGATATCAGCAGCCGTAACTCTAAGGCTTCTTTCCCCTTTTGGGGTTTGCCCGTGTGATACAGATAACAGAAATAAAGTATTCATTTTGCTGTATAATTTTTCTACTGCCCCTATCAGGGCATCGTCATCTGTATGCGGGTTATTTATTGTAAACTCGCCAACGGTTATTTTACTTTTTTGTTCATAAGATTTTAACTCTGTGCCAGCTTTTGTTGTTCTGGAATTTAACTCTCTGAAAAAGTCTCCGAGCTCTTGCTTGCTAAAATTTTTAAGCACTTCGCTTATATCTTTGCTTTTGTTTTTAGCAATTCTTCTTTTACTTATTCTTTTAGCTGTTTCATTTATAAATCTTCTTGTTTCATTTTCCATTTGGCTGAAAGATAAGTCGGCGTATGGTTTTGACCTACCTTTAACCCCGCCACCAAACATTATATTTTCAGCAAAGAAGCCCATTTCACCATCGTGGAAAAGTTCTTCCGCTTTACTTCCCGGCGGTAGAAGCGCAGGGGTAATCTCTTTTGCTTCTGTTATTGCTTTTGCTATCTCAAGGGGTAGATGATGGGATATTACTGCGCCCAAAGAGGCTTTTAACAACTTAAATTCTTTATCGGTCATTTGCTTTCTACTGCCATATTCAGCCTTAAGCCTCTCTTTTGCAACTTTACTTAGATTCGCGCCGGTTAGTTTCATGTTTCCCTCGCTATATTAACTAATTCATTTTAAAATTTCGCTTTGGCTTTTTTATACCGTCTTTATCTTTAAGCCTTCTTCGCTTTGATTTTACATCTTCTTCGTAATAGCAGTTGGGGTTTGAACAGGCGATATACTCCTCCTCAATGGAAACAGGATATCCATTAAAAAATCCGGAAGCTTCTCTTGTTCTAATTTGAAGATTTTTGCCACATTCAGGGCATCTGTTTTTAATTGAACATTTCAGCTTCCCAATATTCCGCTTTGCCATGATTATTTTGAGCCTCGTTCCATATCTTTAACAACATTGGATTTTTCTAATCTTTCAATAAGTTCTACTCCTGTTTGCTGAAGTGCTTCTATTGATTCGGGAGTTATATCTCCTATTTTATCAACAAACAAGGAAACTTTTTCAATTAAATTAGACAAAACAAAGCCGGCGGATGCTTCCCTATTAAGCTGCTTTTCATAATCGGAAACAATCTTATCTTGCATTTCTCTAAAGTCATTATAATTATCGATTCTTTCAGTAATTTGCTTCCAATATTTAGAACTAAAAAATAAGTCTTCGTTAACAGATTTTGCTTCAATGTTTGTATTCGATTGTATGATATATAGCATTTGGGATATTTCTGCGTTCATTCTCCGAACACCAACGTTGTCAATTAAGTTTTCTCCTTCATCTGAATACATATCTGATATATATTTTGAGATTAGTGCCGACTGTGTTGAAACAGTCAAATAAGGAATTACTTCAACATACGCATCTCCAATTTTAAATGTTGATTTCTCTTTAGAATCAATACTTACTTTTATCTTTCCCATGTTTCTCCATTATATTAAAGAATAATTGTGTCTCCAAACTTTGTATTCAGATATTCGTCTTGCTTTTTTAACATAACATATACTCCATTTTTATCTACAGCAAAAATGTTAATTCCTTCTATGCGCCTCACTTCAAAAACACGCTCCGGTTTATTTCCTGTAGTATCAATGTTTTCCATATAATCAATATCAGTGCTATCTTTATCTTCAACTTCTTCTTTTTCTACTTTGATATTAGAGCCAATGTTTTGTTCTTTGATTTCATTTGATTCGATAAAGGGTTTCTTATTTTTTGTTACCATAATTTTCCTTTTTTAGTAAAAGGGGGCTTTCGCCCCCTTTTCCGGCATACGCTGTTTTTAGCTTACGGTTGCGTAGGCTTCTCCCTTTGTAGCAGTATGCCCAGTAATTGAAAACGATATTTTAGAAGTTCCAGCGGCAAGACCGGTAACAATTCCGGTATTTGCTCCAACAGTTGCAACTGTCGGCGAGCCGCTTGTAAACGAGAGATAATTGTTCGGAACTTTAAAAGCAACGCCAGTATTCGGAATGGCGTATATAACCATTGTTTCCGCTCCACCGATAGGAACTTCGAAATCACCGCCTTCGGCTGCTAAACCGAGTAGATTGTCATACCAATTTGTATTGTCGATAACTTCAATAATTCTTGCGTAGTACCCACTCGTAATACCGCAGCCGGCAGAAGTAGAATCGGAATAAGCTAAAGCCGTACCCGTAAGTGGGGTATTTGCGATTCCGTCCGCAGTCATTGAAATCGTAAATGCTCCGGAAAGCTGCAGGCGCGGAATTATAATTTGAACCATTCCGATTTTGTTTGTAGTTGCGTCGGCTGAGTTCAACTGTGTTTCCATAACAACTTTTACAACTTTCGGCACCATATTCGCCGAAATTGTGATGGCGTTACCCGCCGTTGCGTTCTTAGTGTAATAGCGAACACACCAGTCTCCTGCTGCGCTTCCGCTAACTGTAAATGTTTTTCCACTAAATGAAACCTTTTGAGTTGTGCCCGTTGGAGATGTTGCCCACCCGTAAATTGTTTGCCCTTCGAAAGCTAGCGGTGAACCGGCAACACTCCCGGAACTTCCGGACATAGTTACTGTTTCTTCTTTATAGTAATCATACAAAGCCGTTTGCGTGTCACCAACAGTTGAGCCAAGTAAAGCAAGATTCCATTGTGTATCGGTCAAGGTTAAGTTCAATTCCCCAGTATGATAGTAAGTATATTGTAATTGGTTACCCCTCCCGCCTCGTACTGGGGTAGAGCCAAGTGTAACTTCAATAGAACTATCCAACAGGGTTTTTGACGTAAAAATGATATTATCATCGGCGTCGTATGCCAAGATATCAGCGACCGAGGTCAAAAACTTTCTAATTGCCATAATATAATCCTCCGTTTTTAGTTCACTTGATTATTTTGCGCTTTCAAGCGATATTTTATTTTGGAGCGCATCCAAATCAACAGAAACATCTGAATATTTGTCTTTGGTGTCTAAATTAGACAGCCAATGTTTTATAAATGATTTATCTTTAAATTCTACCATTCCGGACATTGACGCTGCCAAATATATTTTATAATGGATGTAATTGTCAAGTCTCGAAATTGTTTTTTGAAATTTTCTAATTGGCATAGAATAAATATATTCCATTTCCCATCCGGTAGCAACAGCTATACTTATAATGTAGTCTTCTAAAGAAGCGGGTTTCTCTTTACTTAATCTTCTTTTATATTCTCTTGCTTTTTCAAGAGAATCGCGCACTTCTTTAGAAATATTCGTGTCTGGTACTTCTATATCGTTTTGTTCAACAATTATTTTTTTTATTTCAGCAAAATCTTTATGATTATATTCTTCGCCTTCAATAATAAAAATTGGTTTGTTGTTATCATTATATTTGTAACGCCTTATGCTTTCCGGAATATTTGAGAAAGAGCTGTCATCTTTCAAAACCAAAGAGAGCAGCCTATCAAAATGCAAAATATAAGGAACCCCGTCTTCTAGCCGAGAAGCATAGTACAGATATTCTAATTCTGACATTGTGATAAACTTTCCGCCCGGAATACTGTTTTTATCTGTTTTAAGGCATTGTACTGCGCTCGAAAGCGTTGTATAATCTCTTACTGCTATGGGATATAAAAGAAGCTTTTTATATTTAAATGGTAAATCAAAAGTTACGCACGTTTGTAAATCCATATTACCTCTTATGCGCTATATGTTGTGAATAAAATTTTCTTGCCACCAAAAGGAATTTGACCCGTCTCAAAAAGCCTTGAACTTTCATCCATCATTTTTGAAAATGTCATCAGTCCTAAGCCGCCAACATCAATCCCGTTAAATATAGAAAGTAATTCTTCTGAAATTGTGTCAACTCTGGTCGTGTAATTCGACAAATGATTAATTTTATAATGAGAATAAACTTCCATAGACACTTGAATGTACCCAATTGTACGGTTTATTCCTCTTGCGTAAGCCGGCATTATTCTCAACAGCGCAGTTTCTTCCATCATTACATCCGGCTGCTTCCCGTCCATAAATACGTGATATTTTGAGCTGTCTTCTTGACCCGCATATACAAGAGAGGCTTTTTCTTCCTGTGTTAAATTTGGCATTTTCCAAGCGTCAGGGCTTGAATATTTCAAAAGTTTCCATATCATTTCGCTTTTTTCCATGATTGTAGATATGCAATTATATGAAAGTTTTGAAAATTGGGGAAAGTTGTTATAACTTGAGAGACCTAGCCATTGAGTTTCAGTTTGCTCCATATAACCACGCTCCTCTCAAATAAATATCTACTTCTCTTGAAGCAGGCTTGCCGTTGCACGCACATGTAATAGTTAGATTTGATTCTAAGTACCGTAATTTGTTTTTTATAGTAAATGTGTTTACCGCTGTACCTCCTGTAAAAACAAAGTTATTAGGTGGAACAGCATTGTTGTCGCACGTTATATTAAATGTGTTGTTTTGTTTAATACCGTTTTCGTATAAATATACTTCAAATTTTCCGGTTGATTTTTCTAAAACATAATTTTTATCCGGAGTAATTCTTATTTCGTAATTCGAAAATGGTGCAGCGGTAACATTAATATTGCACGTAGCCTTTGTAGGATTTCCTTTTATGTTTGCCGTTACTAAACAACTTCCGGTTTTTATAAACAAAACTTTTCCGTTTGAATCAACGCTTGCGACACTTTCGTCTGATGATTCCCATTCTATTTCTCTAATTACCGAATTTCCATTATATGTAATCGTGGCGTGTAGTTCTGCCATATCTCCAGGAGCCCCATTAAGGGTTTCCTCAAGAATATCTATCGCATATAAGTTTATTCCTGCGTTTGCAATTCCGTTAACGATATCGTCGAGCTCATTATTAACGAAATCCGTAATCATATCCAGCGTTAGAATTTTAGCCTCATGCCAATCATATGTTTTTGCGTTTCTGAAATCGTTTATGCCGGCGCCGATAACCCTATATCCGGTCCAATGATTCGGGTTTCCAAAAAGAAACCTTTGATTTTCGGTAATAAGATTTGTTCTCTTATTAAACTGTGTTTCAATGTGAAGAAAGCCTCCTGGGGTTTTGAAAGGAGACCCTTGTGTAGCATAGTCACGTGGCTCTTTAACTAAATACTCTATTGCGCACGGCTCTTCATAAAAATGACCTGTTTTTTCATCGACCCATCTTAGCGTATTGTTGCATCTTCTAATCGTGCAGGTTGCTACTAAATTTTTGTCCGATTCAATATTTGTTGTTAACCAAACGCTGCCGTCAAATAAGTAGATTCTTCCTAACATAGGCGGCTCTTCGGTGCTTTTGAAGTATAACGTTTTCCAGTCGTCACCTAATTTTAATCCGGTTTCAGCATTAATCACATGGGCTATTCTAACGTCAACTTCTCTATATTCTCTAGAGCCTATTTCTGTTTCTTCTTGAATTGTCCACCAATTAGACGCATTGTAAAACTGCTCATCTATTGTGTGTTGGGTTAAACTTATATAGTCCGATTTTGGAGAACTTCCTTTTTTAGCTCCCGCGCGCAATGCGGCTTTTGTATAAATATAATTTCCCATGGCTATCCCCCGTAGAAGTCTTGGTCTAACCAGCCTTCCCAGTCGTTATGCTTATATGCGTAATCGAGAAGCATTTGAGAACATGTTTCTTTTACCGTGTTTAAATATGTCACTTTTTCCCTAAGATTCATTGATTCAGAAGCAACCCGAAAATCCCTGTCTGTAATATGTAGGTTCATTTGGGTTATATCGTTAACAAGTTTTTCTAACCAATATTTCATCATTAATGTTGCTAATATTGTTTTGTTTTCTCTTGTAAGGGTGTCTGAAAATGTTTTTGTTGCAGAATCGTAATTTAAATCTTGGTCGCATATATCAAAATCAGCAATCGCAAATTCTAAAAAACCAGTTAGATAATTTTCGAAGTCTTCCTCGGATGAATCAAACAGGTGGTTTAAGCGATAATCTGTTACTCTTAACATAAACAGGTCGAATATCTCACTTAAACTTGTCGCCATTATTCCTCCTTTATTGATTTTATGTATCTAGAGGGTTTTGGCAATTTTATTAACAAAATTTGTATGTAAACAGTTTTAACTTTTAGGATTCCCTAAAAGTTAATATGGGTCACTGCCATAAGACCTCTTAATATTTATTCGTTTTTGCTAACCTCGAACAGGGTTTTTGCGTCTTCGACTTTTTCCATAATATTTATTTCAGCCGCCCTTGAAATCCCATCAATAACGTTTAGGTCTATTGCTTTTGGGTTTTCAATAAGCTTTTCAATTATGAGTCTAACGATTACTTTCTGCTGTTCAGGATTAGCTGATTTGTACAAGGAAACTCCCTCTTCTGAATTTGACGAAAGTATATCTTCTATTTTTTCTTTTGAAAGAATTGTGCTGTATGCTTCCTCTAATCCGTGCATGCGAATTACGCGGGGGTCTAAAATGTAATAGAACCCAGAGTAAAGAAATTTTGGATTTGCATCCATAATATCGACCAAATCTTTATACAAAATTCTTTTTACTTCTCCGAATTTGGTAAACTTTTTAAGATTTCCTTGCCCACCCTCCTTCGTAGAGAGGTTTAAATTAAAGGGAAGCAAATTCATAACTGGAATATACTCGTCGAATCCAACCTTACCAAGCGAGCCTTCTTCTTTAGCAGAAGAATCCAGCTTTTTTGTTAAGTCGGCTATAATCGCCTTTAATTCTTCAACTTCTTTTTTCTCGCCGGAAGGCTTTTGTGCGCCTTGTGATGCCATTTTTCTCCTATTTTGTGATTGTTATATAGTGGGTAGTTAAACTACCCACTATATATTATACCACATTTTTTCTAATTTGTCAAGGGGCTAAACTGTCATTACACCAGCAACAGCATTTGTTACAATACCTGTGCCCCAGCTTTTCCACATCGTAGAAGTTTGCATCAGGTTTGCTCGGTCATATTGACCATCCTGCCATGCTAAAGTAGAGCCTTCGAACACAATCTTGACAATCTTCTGTGAACCAGGGGAGAAGAAGTAGATTTTGTCGTCCGGAAGTCTTAATCCAAATGGGTTGGAAAGGTCTGCCATTTGAGGCATTGCCATTAGCTGCACGCCGTTAATGTTGTTAAGATAACCTAATCGGACAAAATCGCTGTCGATGTCGTATCGATAGTTTGCGTTTGCAGGAAGAACGTGAGAGAGGGCAACTGGAGTACCCATCGCAACAACGTTTCCTCCGCCGTTCCATGCGCGTACAGCTTGTCCTAAGCGGGCAAATTCAGAAGCGGTATAGCCGGCGACATTTAAGCCCACATTTGCCACAACTGGAATCGAATTCATTGCGGTTGTAAAGGCATTGTAAACATCAAGATTTACTGAATACTCAAATGAGCGAATCATTGTGGTTACAAATTCAGCAAGAGATTCTCTTCCTTCAAGAACCTTAATTAAGGATACGTAAACGGTCATTTCTCTCGGTTCAGGTGTAACGGTAACTTCTCCGCTGTACCATTTGTGCAGTTCGGTTGTTCTCTTCCCTAAACGACTTGCCTTTGAAACAACAAATAGTTCGTTTGGTTTAACCGTAAAGTGAGCGACATCTCCTAACCCAATATTGCGAACTTCTGAGAAAGCCCCCATTGTATCAACAATAACATCAGGAAGAATCATGTCAATCATTGCTGAAACAACAGCAAAAGTAGCCCATCTCAGTGTTGGATGGGTTTGCCATGTGCTAACGGGAAACGCCTCGAAATTTGTAATTCCCGCCACCCGCATTATTTCACGTTTTAAGGCTGAGTTCAGCTTGTCTTCTTTCTCTGCAAAAGAAAGTTCAACTTCCTTGCCGCTTTCATCATCGAATGAATATTTTTGATATTCTACATTTTTACTGCCGTTAATCGCGCGGTAGTGATTGTAATAATCGACAAACATCTGATAGGGAGCAAGGTTTTCTTGTCCTGCGAATTTCAATACATTGCTTGGAATTTTCATAGTTTTTCTCCTTTTCCTTTATTCTATTACGCTCTGATACATTCGAAAACGTATGCGGTTTCCCGACCAGACGCAAAGCTACTATTCAAAGAAGTACTTCCAAAAACAATAGTTGTAGTTTGAATGAGCTTATAGCACAAGCCTGCCGCTGATGGGGACGATGCCCAATCAAGCTTCTTTTGTCCAGAAACGGGTATTAGATACAAGTCATTAGAATCTTTAGCTGTTAAAATAGCGTCCGCATTCAAAGTAATTAAGTCATGCACCTGTGGTCTATAGGCTGGAAATACTTTTCCTTCAAGATTTGTAAATTCTTTAATGTCTTCGGCATTACCATAAGGCTGCAGTGAAGGCATAAAGTCTTCTCCGGAATATGCCATCCACAGCACATCGTTTACCGGGGAAGCGGAAGCAAGGGCGGTTTCCCAAACTTCAGATTCATCAATCTTTGTTGACTTGCCGGTAAGTCTAAAAACAGACCCATTATCCACATCGCCAACTACGCTTCCTGAAATTGCGTGGCGATTCCATATGTCCACGTTCATTGCCCCGATTTGGCGGGGAATAAAAATTCCATGATTAGCCATAATTAAAAACCTCCTGTTTTTAAATAAAAAATTTTATTGACCAAAGGCTCAATTATTGCCATAGGTCTTTCTTAGATTTAGCAGTTACATTACCAAATGGCAAGCCTGCTCTTTTTACGGTACTTGAATCTTTGCTTTCGCGAGCCACAAAATCAAAAGACTTTGCTTTACATGCTGTTTTCCATGCTTCAATGTCTGAATAGGAGTAATTTTCTGCCTCCGCTATCATTTCAGATTTTTTATCTTCTGGTATAATAACTTTTTCTTCAAGCTCGCGAATAGTTTGTTCTACTGCAAACGCTTTTTGACTTTCTTCAATGTTTTGCTTAAACTTTTTAAGTTCTTCATTTTCTGTCTTATATGCGTCTATTTCAGCAGACATTTTTTCTATTTGACCGGACAACTCTTTAATCTTAGCTGCAAATTCTTCATCGCTGTTTGCGCTTCTTTCTGTGTCTAGTCCTTCGAAGTCTTTTCCAGCTTCTTCCTTATTTTCTTTGCCGTCTTTCTTATTTTCTTCGTCTTTTTCTCCGCCGTCTTCTTCCGCCATTAATTCTTCTGTTACGGTTTGTTCTTGCTGGATAAGTTCATCGGCTACTTCTTCGGTTTCCGCCATTTTTACTTCGGCAGCCTCCTTTTTATTCATAGGTTTTTCCTCCTTTTCAGGCATATCTTGCCCAAAAGTTTTTTCGCTGATTTCTTTGTTCATGCTTACTGTTTCCTTTGTACTTTCGTGGGGAGATTCGACAAAAGCGCCGCTACCCATCTCGATATATTTTGCTGGAAATTCTTTTTCCAAATCATTCATGTATTCTTGTTTTAGTTCTGAAAAAGAAAGAACTTTTGCTTCCGCGTTTGGTATTGCCGGTGTTACAAAGCTCCCAAGAATTGTTATTCCTTCATATCTAAAGTCGAGAATTTCTGTTTTATTGTTCGGTAGTTCTCTTGTGTCGTAAACAATCATTTCTACACTAACCGGTTTTTTACCGCCGTCTCTTTTGAAAAAGTTAAGAAGTTCTCCGGTATATCGTTTCCACACGTAGGCGATAACTGAAAGCATTGTGCGCCCGTCTTCGAGAACACGTGATGTTACATTTGACGTTTCCGGGACAAACCCGCATGGTACTTCATCCGGGTCATGCGTATATACGTCATCTAATCTTTCATCATATTTCCACACCAAAGGGCAGTTTTTAATTGTGTCCGCAGTACGGAGGAGGGTTCTTTCTGAGACAATCATGTCGTGAAGATTTGGTCCGCTTGCAAAAAAATCAAGAGATAACACGGCAAAATTGGAATCCTTATTACTGTCTATAACTTCGGCATTATCAACAGCAAAACTTATTTTATTTCTCACATTTATTACCTCCTTCCTTCTTTGAAATACCATAAAGCAGTTTTAAGTGTAACGGCATGTTTTTCAAAGAGTTTTTCAAACGCTCGGTATTTGCAAAATAATAATATTTACTATCGTATGAAAGAACGGGAAGTCCCTCCGCTTCAACCAAGTAGCGCATTATCGCTTTACCACATTTATAGGGGTCTGTTATAATAGAGTTATTAACTATCATACTTTCCCCCCTCTCGCTATATTTGCCCCGGTTGCTCTTGTGTCAGCTCCTTCGTCTGTAAGGTCGCTGTCTTCTTTTTGGGGTCTTCCCGCTCCTTTACCGGTTTCTTCCTCTAATTCTTTTTTTTGCATTAAGGATGGAGGAGTTAACATACTCATAAAATCATTTGCTTTTGCCTCTTCCATATGTTTTCTAAGCTCAGCCGGTTTCATGCGCAAAGCGGCAGCTATTTTTTGAGGAAGAACAATTCCTTTGTCGAATAGCGACATTGCTTTATCAAATCTGTCTTTTCTGTTTGTGAAAAAATCAGTTCCTTCAAAAGCAAAAGAAAATTTATATGTTTTAGTTCTTAAATTAACCTGATAGTTAAGATAATCCTCAAACTGTTCATACAAAGAGCACATTAACTGCTCATCAACATTTAAACTTAGCTGTGTTTCTATGACGTTTGGTTTTACATCGCTGCTAAATATTAAGTTGGTATTTACCCCGCTTAATGCGAGTGTCGTACGAACATATCTATCGTACATTTCGCTGTTGCCTTCAAAATCAATAGATTTAAAGTTTTGTAAAGGAGCAGCGGTTAATTTAATCGATTCGGATATTCCGCTTTTAACAAGGGCTAAGAATTTTCCCAATAATTCAGGACTAATCGCAATACCGTCTTTTACGGTAGCCTTTGTATCTTTACTTAAAAATGGAACTTCTCCAACAACCATTTTACTGGCTTCTGCCATATTCATGTTTTGTTGTAATGCCCTAACCGTTGGTTGTAAGACCAAATCATTAAATAAGGGGGTGAAATAAGGGAGCCTTGTTGCAAGTTCGGGGGCGAACTTGAAACATACGCCGACTTCTGGGGGAACATCGACCCACGTCATATAATAAGAGTTCCCTCTTTTATCAATTGGGAGATTCGGTCTGTACGTAGACGTGCCACTGTTTACTTCTTTTCTTCTTTTATTTAGTTTTGAATATTCTTTTTTAAACCAGTCTGGATACATGTCAATATCAACACCGGGTTGGTCAAACCAAGAAAAGTCAAAACTGAAAAGCAAGCCGCCTTCCCATCTTGCGGTTATTTTGCAATAATCAGACGGGAGTTCTTGAAGAATGTATTTGTTTCCCAAATCATAAAAAGCCGCAAAGTAAGCGTCATTCCTAAGCATCCCAATTACAGCAGCCCTGAATTCTTTTCTAAACTCAAATTTATCAAGGAAGGATTCGACAGCATCTAAATCTTTTTTATATTTAGCTAACTTATATTCATTTTCTTTTACGTTAGACGTATAAGTAATGTCAAACGAAAGCATGTTTGCCGAATAAGAAATAAGGCGCTTATAAACCATGGTTGTTACTTCGAAAAACTGAGACATTTTTTGAAGAACTTCTTCGTTGTTTTTCGGGTCTTTCATTGCTGTAGCCAATAAGGTTTCTGTCGCCGCTATTGGATTTAGGTTTATTTGCTTCATTCTTGCGTTAATTGAATCTGGAGTAAGAAAAGCATTATTGTAGCCGTTTAAGTATCTCGCAAATTCAACTACTGACCATACTTCTTGCTCTGTTATAAGTTCGTCTTTATTTTCTTCCAACTATTCCTCCTTCCTAATATATCCTCGAAAAAGCTAGAAATTCAGCTTCGTCATCTCCGGTATATTTTTCTTTTAATAATTCGATATCCATAAGACTTACGTAATAATTTAAATACGAGACAGAAGTATATCTGTCCTTTCGGCTTCCGGGTGGTTCAACTAGTTTTATGTTTCCGCCGCTCATAAGCATCTCCAAAGCAATACATTCGTTTATAAACAATGTTGTTTGTAAATGCGCCTGTAACAAATATGCTCTGATTCCGGTATTATCTTGGTCTAGAATATCTTTATTCCCTGTTTTTATTAGAAACTCTTCTTCTGTATTATCATCAACAAGGAAGTTTACCAATTTCTTTTTTAGCCTTGTTCTAAAGGCAACAGCAATCTCAGAATTAAGCGCCGATGTTGCTGAAATTGGAAAAACGCACTCTTTAGCCTCTTGTGCTAATGTTCTGTTTCGAAGTTCTTCGAAAACTCGGTCGTCTATTTTATCGTGCTCCATAACTGTATATGCGGGGTACTCGACTCCTCGCATCTCATCTTTTGTAACAGATGAAAGAGCGTCTCCCACCGCTATCCCGGCATTGGCGATATCAAGGACCAAAACGTCTCCTTGAAATTCTTCAAAAATTTGTTTTATACGTAAGGCTTGAAGTGCTGTATTTTTACCATTGTGCGATTCCATATAACAAACATCCGTAATCCAACCTTTTCTGCTTGGTTTTAGTCTCGCACAGCTAATAATGGTATTGTCGTTTGTTGAACCCGCCCTCATTGCCACGTCAACAGAAACAACTCTCTGCTCATCTGCCAGTTTCGGTATATCATACGGGTTTCTTTTTAATGTTATAAAGTTTTCATCCGTTATTGGTCTCCAACTTCTTTTTATGTTTCTATCGAAAAGACCCAATTTGTAAAAAGAATTTGCGGATGAGCCATAGGGAATGTTGCCATATTCCATTAGAAACGTAATTGGGTCTAGCGTTTCCATTTCTTTTAGCATTTGTTTCTTAGTTTTTATTCCATGCCTGATTGAAATCGGATAGTCTAAAAACATTCCTTTTACGTCGGGGTCTCCGCTTGCAATTTGTTTTATAAAATTTTTAGTTTCAGGGTACCATTCCGCGGACTTATAATGAGCGCTTGTAATGATTATTTCCTGTGGCTCTTCTCTGAGTTCTTCTATTTGAGAATATTCCGGTTTTTTCATATACGGGGGCTGCCTGCTAACTAAAAACGGGCGAATAATAGAGTCGATAATAATATTTG